GTAGCATTGGTTTAATATAATCGTTTAATAAAGCTAAGTAAGGATTTGCTAAAGTGCCAGCAACTATTTCATTTTGTATTTTAACATATAATTCAGTCCCTAAGTAATTCTGTATATGTATATCCTGTGCTTGGTTTAAAAATGGTAAGATTTTATCATTATCTATATTACCATTAGCAGCAGTAAATACTGAAATATCGTGTCTTGTTACAAAAAGTGCCTTGCTCATTTTACTTTATAATTATCCTATTCTATCTTGACTTTGCTTTAAATTATCTATTAATTTATCTAAATCTTGTAGTTGTTGTTTATAATCTTCTAAAACTGGACTTTCAGCCCCTAAATCAGCTAAAACCTCTTCTGCTTCATCAATTAAAGCTTCTGCCTGTGTATAAGCATCGTTCATATCAAAATTTATAATATCTCTTGCTTTAGTCATTGCTTGTTGAGCTTTATCAAGTTCTTCCTCTACAAATTCTTCTAAACCAAACCCTTGATTCAAAAACTCCTCTATATCATCCATTACAGATAGCTCTATTTTCTGACTTGATAATTTTGCTTTTTCAATATTAGCTAATTTTTCAAATACTCTTCTTTGTGTTCTCATTTTTATTTATTTTATTAATTTTTATAATTTGGGTGATGTCCATTATTTGGCATATTAACTGGAGCTTTTTTTGCATCATTATGACCTGTAGGTTTTGCATCGTAGCTTTTTGGTATTTCTTTAACTTCATCGTAATCTTTTAAATTTTTACTGCCTTTTTTGCCATCTAAAGCAGCAGATGCTTTCATTTTATATAACACTTGCTGCCATTTATGTCTACAGTAAACACCGCCTTTAAACTTAAATAAGTCGTATTTTTCACCTTTATGCATTGGTAACTCAGCAGCTTTAAAATTCATTTGTCTACTTGCTTTATCAATATCTTCTAATCTATAAACAACACCTCTTTTGCTTCTTGCCATCATTTCTTTGCAAAACTTTCTGCTTTTACCGCTTTCACCTTTAGCACTTGCTGTATTGTATTTATATCTTACTTTGTAATAACTTTTATCTAATGTAGAAAAACCATTTGGATCGTTTTTAATAGGTGTATCACTTTTAACTGCTACTGCTAATTCAATAATATTATCAGCCCAATCTTCAACACTCATATTATTATCACTAACATCTCTAATATCAACTATTTCAAATTCTTCACTATTCATTATTTCACCACCTAAAGTATCTAACGCTTCATTTAGTAGTAAATCATTATCTTCATTACTACTTAAAAAATTTTGTGAATTATATCTTGAACTGCGTTTTTTAACTCCTGTTTGTTCTTCTTCACTCTCACTATTATTAACATTCTCTAAATCCATAAATTCGAGTGGCTCAATAGTTTTAAAGTAAAGATTTAAACTAATATCATTTACTGCTAATATTGTGTCTAAGCAATCAATTAAAAGGTTTTGGTATGGTTGTATAACTACGTTGTTAAAAAGGCGTGAGGCGTTCTCTATTTCATCAGCATTACTTGAAAAACCATTAGCTGAAGATAAACCTAATAATAACGGTGAAGTAACTCTATGAGTCAACATAATTTTTCTACTACATTCTTCACTTAAATAAGAATAATGTTCTGGAGCATCTGTTAAACTTACATCATCAATAGTCGTTTTACTTTCTGCATTATTATTAAATGCTACTATTACTTTTTCTCCATAGCTACCTGTAAGTTTAGACATTACATCATTCTTAATAGCTAATTGCTTCTCTCTATCTGGCACACCATTGTTAAAGTTGACAACCTTAGTACCTGAAAAACCATTTTGAGTATCGTTAATTAAATAACATGCAATTTCATTTTCTAAAGTTGCATAAGCTGTATTATAATCCGCTGGTGAATAGTAGTAAAAACCAGTCACATACCTTTTAATAATATAAATCTCATTTTGTGCGCCACTACCAAAAACAGGAAACTTTTTTAATTTAGTATTTCTTTGGACCTTAGACCAGTCAGCAGAGTAAAAATAGTTTTTTATTTCACCTTTATCATTCATCTTTTCAGCTCGTAGCGTTTCTCTTGGAAAGTGTGTTATTGCTGATATCTTAGAACCATTGTAAGTAATTTGAAAACTTGCCTCACCTAATAATTTTAAATCTTGGCAAACATTTCTTAAGTCGTGCGGTTTTATTAAACTCATCATTTGCGCATACTGGTCTGGCTTTTCAGCACTATCAGTAGCATCTAATCCTTTACCATATATCTGGTTAACAACGCCATTAATTACAGCATTATTTGTAGTGCTATCCATATAAGCATCTATCAAACTTTGGTAATAATTATTATCATCGCCTATTGATACATAGTTTCTATTACGTTCTTCTGTAATAGTAGGTCTTTCGTATTGATTTAATTGTATTAAGTGTAAATTATCCATAATATACAAAGTTGTTATCTCCTGTACTTTGTTCTATGTAAACACCATTTGAAATTTCATAATCTGAAAGTGTTTGGTCAGAACAGTACATTTTATCTTTAAAAATTATTGCGTTGTCTGTTGTATTGGTGATTGTAATAGTATAGTAATTGTTTTCAGCTAATGCTTGAGTAGTTGAGTATTGGTAATAGTAATCTAATTCAGAAAATGTTGCATCATTATCTGTTGCTATAACTTTATTTTGAGCTTCTGACTTTATCACTAATTTATAAGTTTTACTACCAGTAATTGTTTCTCTTGGTATAAAGTTAATAATTCGTGTGCCACTTGTAGTTAATATTTGCATATTTTTTTAATAAAAAAGGAGAGGTTAATCACTCCCTCTCCTCCAATCAAACTATATATTATGAATCACACAATTATATTAATCGCGTCTTTTTTAACTATTTGTACCTAAAGTAACATTCACAGTTGCAGAACTCATTCCAGCAAGAGGATCAGCAGAAGTTCCACCAGCAATAAAGTTAGCCGGTTCAAGCTCTTGTCCTGTAAGAGTCAAGCTGTAACCTGAAAGGTCTCCAAATGCAGTTCCCGTGGCTATACTTCCGCCAGTCACTTCCATTCCGTGTTCCAAGCCGCAAAGCATAAAGTTACCGTTTCTATCTTCTACGCAGATATGAGGTCTCCCGTAAGCCATAAGCTTAAGTTCCTTATTATCTTCTTTAGATAATTTAGGTAGTGTCAAAGTTAATGTTTCTTCAAAGAATGTTGTTCCATTCTCTCTACTTGAGGTGATAGCAGTTTCTAAACTGTTAGTACCTTTTAAATCATATTGTAGTAGAGTTATTGTTCCTGTCATATCTGTAATTTCATCAGCAGTTTTTGTTACAGTTCCAAGCTCTCCAAAATCGCAGAACCAAGCTCTAACAATACCACCAATTACATCTTTACAAGGTACCTTTCTACCACTTGTTAAATCGCAAGCCATATTATTAAAATTTAAATAAAGGGGGAATCACACCCCCTTGTTATTAATTAATTCTTAGGCGTGGTATAAAACAACGTCAGAACCTATTCCGTAATTTACAGCACTTGTGTATCTCATTATAACTCTGACATTCTGCGAACCGTCAAGGTCAGCCATATCAAGAACTTTAACTTCGTTCATATCATTTAATAAACCAGTACCAAAGTATAAGTTACTCTTTTGAGCAGCCATTGCAGTATCGTCAGCTAATCCGTTAGCAACGAAGATTTTCACACCATCAAAAGATAGTTGACCACCAGCGTTATACCATTGTGTCCCCTGTGCGTTAACACCATTTGAACCAATAGAAGTAGCAAAACCGCCTAAAGCTCTTACATAAGCTCTTGCAATGTTTTGTGATACGTAAATATGTAAATCTTCTTTATTGTAAAGTGCAGAAGGTACTGCATCCACAATAGAACCTAATTTATCAATTACGTTAGCAGCAGTTACAGCAGCGTGTGAAGCTACATCTACTACATCAGCATCAGCTAAAGCTAAAGTTACCAAGCCATCAAATTCACCAGCGTTTGCATTAACACCTTCCCATATATTAGATTCAGTTTTTTCAGCTACTAAACCAGCTACGTGGCCAATAATGAAATCTGAAAATTTAGGTGGCATTTTATCAAATGCAGAATATCCCATTTGAGCAGCTTCCCAATCCGATACAAAATCTTGTTTGCAAAATTGCATGTTTACTTGATATTCAGAGGGTTGTAGTAATCTCTCGGTCAATGTTACTGTAGCAGTTGCATCAAAATCGCAAGAAGCGTCTTTAATTACGTTTGCATCAGTAGCTACTTTTTTCATAGTAGATTTATACTTGATATTAGGC